GCAATACCTCTTGAAGAGATTTGAACATCATAATCATCTCTCATTAATTTTATGTTTTCATGTTTGAAAATAACTTGAAAAGATTTATCTGTCGTTCCAACTTCAATTCCCAACTCATCCGTTGAAGAATTGTTAACATCCATTACAGTAAGTTCCATTTTAGAACCATTTCCAATCACACCAACTTCAGGAAGATGTAAAACTGCAGACGCTCTCATAAGAGCATCTAAATCAACTTGAGTTAAGGTAAATTGAATTTCAGCTTCTGGAAATTCTATCTGTTTTTCAGGTGGGGCTACAAACATTGATGGATCAGCATATACGTACTTCACTCTCTTGTTACCCTCAATTATTTTAACATGATCAGAATTAAAATCAAAAGTCGCTTTATTGAACATTGCTAAAGTTCCAAGAAACTTATTCAATTCATAAACAGCGAAATCTTTAGGAAATTCTTCAGTAACTTCTGCTTGTGCGAGAATATTTTTTTGAGGGGAGACTGTTTTGAGAATTTTTCCTTGTTTAAATGCAAGAGATTGATTAATCTCAGAAAAATTCTTTAATATATTTTGTGTTTCGGTAGATAATTCCATAATATTTCATCCTATTAAATTATTGTTTAAACTTATATTCTATCATTAGATTTCTAATATGTCAAGTTATAATTTATTTTATTCTCCTTTTGGGAGATTTTTTTCTATTTTTATTTGACAGTTTACTAAGTTTCTCTTTTCTTTCTGCATGAAATGGTCTGGTTTCTAAATCCATTCCATGAGACGCATATTGTAATTTTCCAAGATCTTTCATTGTACCATGAAAAACATAATGTCCAACATGCTGTATTTCCATCCAAGGGCATAACCAAGTTGATATACCCATCTTTCTAACCATTTGACAAAACATATAATCTTCTGAAAGATAGCGATCTGTTTTATTTGAACTGCCTCCAGGCATCCATTTATCATTATCTATGATAGTATCAAAATATGCATGAATATATCTATCTCCTGAAAAATGTTCTGTTCTATTATGATCTGGTTTATAACTAAGTTCTGGATAAGCCTTTCTATATTTCTCAAATACAGAACGATGAATCATCATAAATCCTGTACCAACTTCCAAAACTTCTAACGGTTCATCTAATTTTATCTTTCCATCTTTGCTGGTTCCCGCAGGATTAAATACGAAATCTCCTGTATATTTTTCCAAATCCATCGGAGTTGCATCACCCAAACCCCCATCAACTGCGTTACGAACTTTTTCCCAAGCAATTGTTTTTTTGGGGTATGGTCCTCCAACAATTGATTTTTCTTCTCCATCACACAAAACGGCAAGAGAAATTAAATCTTCAGGATTGAAAGCGATATCAGAATCAATAAACATTAAATGTGTATATTGTTCAGCTCTCAAAAATTCATCAACTAGATAATTTCTTGCTCTGGTAACTAAAGATTCATTAAACAAATAAAAAAACTTTAAATCCATACCATATTTTGTAGCAAGCGTAACAGTATCTATGGCAGATCTTGTGTACATTCCTGAACACATTCCACCATACATAGGAGTCGCTACAAAGACGCGCTTTTTTCTTAACTCTTCAACTTGTATTTTTATTTCCATAGGCCACTTTCACTTGAGCATTAAAAAGAGTGACAATTTAACTTATCACTCTCTATTTATTACCATGCTTTCAGATTATCATCTTCTGCTGAAATATTGTCATGGTCAGATTCAGAAAGATCTCTTTCTGGTTCCGCTGATACATCAGCATCGACTTTAGTATAAAGATCTCTAAATGATATTTTTGTTTCATCATCAAATCTATTAATACAAAGATCAATAGACTGTAACCGGTCACCAAAAATCGAATACGCTTGACAAATATGTGCCAGACGTCGTGTTGCGATAATTTCATCACATCCACCATCATAAAAGGTCTTACGAATAATATCAGACCAATTTACAAGTTTGTTCGCAAAATCTTGATCAGGACATCCAAGTGAACTTAAAAGTTTATTGACAATATTTTTCTCAATAGCGATTGAAGGATATTCCTGTTCAACTGTGATTGGAAAACGCTCAAGAAACGCCTCATTCATAATGTTGGTTCCAATGAATCTCCCATCTTCACTTCCCTTACCTTTAGTATTGGCAGTTGCTACAACAGTAAATCCATGTGAAGGTTTTACCCAGCGATTTACTTTTTTCAAATAAACGCCCTTACCCTCAAGTACAGGTTGAATACATGCAATCTTCATAGTCGCATAATCAATCTCATCCAAAAGTAATACCGCACCACGTTCCATTGCTTTTACTACAGGGCCATCTTCCCAAACAGTTTCACCATTCACTAAAGTATAATGCCCAAGTAAATCATCTTCATCAGTTTCAGAAGTGATATTAATTCTGAAAAGTTCTCTTTTCAATTCTGCTGAAACTTGCTCAACCATTAAGGTTTTACCATTTCCAGAAAGTCCTTGAACCCAAACCGGATAAAATTTTCCAGACTTGACAATTCTCGCAAGTTGCTTATAAAATCCAAATTTTACATAATTTGGATCTTTTTCAGGAACATAAATTGGAGTGGTATCAATCACAACTTTTTTCTCAACATTAACTGGTACAGGTTCCAATGTGACCTCAGGGGTTATTGGAACAACTTGAGCCAAACTCGGCCCATCAAAATTTGGAACTTGAAACTGGTTCCTAGCAACTCGATAGTTTGGATTTACAAACCATGTTGCTGTTTTTCGACCCATCTCTTTCGCAAGTTCAAGAGCCTCAACTTTGGAAAGTACATTCCTTCCATATTTTTCTTGAGCCTTCTTAAAAAATTCTATTTGGTGGTCTTTATATGTATTCATCATATCCTCATTATATATTGGTTAACTTTCTCTACTCAATCTCAATTATACTTATATTATACCAGGTTCCAGGCACAATGTCAAGTTTTTTATGCCGCAATCATATCAATCATTTTATTTAAAATGACTCGATTGGTCAGCTTCCCACCAACCATCTTCTTAAACGCAGTTCTAATTTGTCCTTTAGAAGATTCTGCGGTTAAATTATCCAGATTTGCATCTTCAACATCTGACATCTTATTAGTATTGATGTAATATCTCTCATCATATCCTGAATCATTTTTCATCGCGATACTTCCATTCTTTTTCCATTCCTTTTCCATGTTCTGCATCGCATCCCATTCAAATTGATATCTTCCACGCTGCTTAAACCACTTACGGTCTGCCAAAAAGAATCCAATTACATTAACTCCAGTTGCTTCTCGAAGAAGATTCAAATAATCAGAAGTTCTGCCTTGACCCAAATCTACCTGTTTTCCATTCGCACATTTTACAAAAACTCTTGCTCCACTACCATAATGCTTTTCCTTTGGTTTTAATGGATAAAAATTCACAGACTCAAGTTTTTTATCTTCACGCTCGCTTCGAACAAGACGACTATTACATCTACGAGATTCTCCATCAGTCAAATATACAGTATTGACAATCTCCGCTCCCGTACGCTTTTTAAATTCTGGAACAATTGTTAATGAAGTCAAAATTGCTTCGTCTAATGGTGTTCCTCCAAGATGATAACCATCAGGAGTTTGCAACCACTTTTTTTCTCTTGAATATGAATAACGATATACAATCGACTGACCGAGACCAAGAAAATATTTTGCACCTTTTTGAAATTCTCTCTTATTCATTCGACTTGAAAGAAGATTTAAAAGTCTAAAATTTCCAATAGATTGTACATTTTCTCCAGCATTACGAATTTTATCTTCCCATCTTTCATCTTTTAAACTTTTATTAAAAGCCATAGAAGAACTATCAGTAAATGCATAAACTTCAAAAGAAATCTGAACCTTTTCACAAAATGCCGCCAGAACTAAACATTGTTCAACAGTTTCAAAAATGTTCTGATGCATAGAACCAGACCAATCAATGAAAAGAAGTAGTCCATGACTTTTTCCATCAGGAACTACTGTCATCTTCTTAAAAATATCTTCACTATAGCGATACTTAAACAAAGTTCCAGAATCAATAACTCCCGTCTTCGCTGTAAGAGAGCGGGAATGCTGAGTTGCCGCTTTCTTCATTTCAAATTCTTTTGCCAAATAATTAATAACTTTCTGATGTTTTTTTCTAAATTTAGACCAAAGGTCATTAAAAATATCAAAAGTAGGGCCGGAAGTTACTCCCCAACCAAGTCCGGTTTTTGAACCAGTTCTTTCATACTCATCATATTCTTCTCCATGCCCCCAAGAACCGCCATTCTTCGCAGTTACTTCTTCAATGTCTTTAAAAACTCTTTTGTAATCAATAACAAAATGATCTAAATTAGCTTTTGCTGCTTCCAAATAAAGATAAGATGTCTTTGTATTATCTTCAGTATTTTCTAACAAATCATCTTGACGCTTCTGCCATTCATTATCAGTAAAAGAAGAAGGTTCAAATTCAGCTTCAGGATGACCAGTTCCACCCTCTTCCCCATTCGTCATTTTATTTCCTTTTGATTCTTCTTTTTCCGATTCTTCTTCTGATTTAGATTCATCTGCTTTCGTAGATTCTTTTCCAGAATCTTCCTCATTATCAGTAGTTTCAGAATTATCACATTTATCTTCTGGAGCTTCACATTCTGAACCTTCTGTTTTTTCTTTTGAGGGGTCATCAAAATCATCTTCAGGTGGTGTCATTAATGGTTCTTCATTAGATTCCATTTCTTCTGACATTTGCTCATATTCTTGATGCTTATCAGTTTCAGATTCATTGGATTTCGCATAATTCCAAAGAGCCTCAACAACTTCCAAAACTTCTTCAAATGTTTCGGTTTCTTCTACCATTCTAACATATTCACGTTCTTCTTCTGAAAATTGAATATTCAATGCGGAACCAAGTTTGGTATGAAGATTAATTTTATCAATCAAAGGCAATGTATCAATATCATGCCCATGAATACCAAAAAAATTCTCTTGAAGAAGTTTCGCATATCCTTGAATCATCTGTTTTCCTGCTCCAGGAAATTTTCTCTTAATCTTCTTTTCAATACGGGCATCTTCTACAATATTGATAAAAGATCTATATCCTTTGCCTCTATCACAAGGGGCTTGGTGCCATCCATCTTCAGGAGTATATCTTGCATGACCAACTTCATGTGAACACATCAAGTCATAAACAGGACCATCCATCCATTTATATACTGGAAGAAGAAGAGTTCTATTTTTCAGATCAAACATGGCGGTTTGATAATTACCATGTTGAACATCCAAGTTCTCTTCTGCCATCAATTTGGCAACCATTGATTTTGTTTCTCTTATATCTGACATAATTTCCTATTGGGGTTATCTCTCATTTCTCATTATCTAGTTATATTATATCAGGTTTCAGGCACAATGTCAAGTTTTTTGCTCATTTTATTTACCATAGAGGTTGTTGTTGTCTATTTTTATTCTTAGATAAAGCCTTACCTAATCCATAATCTTCTTGAGAACCTGACCGCCTCACATCTAATGTAACACAATGCCAACCGGCGTCCCAAAAAAATCTATGCCTATTAGGTACTACTACTGGTTCAATTCCAACCGCTTTAAACTGTTTAAATAATTCTTTATTATAATTATTACATATCATCAGTCCTTCGTTGACCATTAAAACATTTACATCAAAGACAGTTTCTATCATCTCACCTACCCAATGATTTAAATAGGTATCAACAAATTCTTGAAAATGTTTATTTTTTTCTTCTCCTGGCAACCACCATTTACCTTGATTTTGATATTTTATTTTTTGGAACTCCTCAGGTGTAGCTAAATCCTCAACAGTATCACATGCTCTAATTTCTGTCCAAGATTTAGGTATAATTTCATCATAATATGTAACATGGAAAGATGACAAACACACTCCTGGTTTTAACATCGCAAAACAAGAATCATTATGTCCTCCAATATCAGAAGAAATATAATTAAAGTTTGGATATTTTTCTTCCATCCAATCGATTATGTTTACTCTTTCACTAACGTCAACTATACAGTCTTTACCAATTCTTGTTAATTGGGGAGCACAAAACCCACCAACCTTCCAAAAAGCCATCCCGTCCGCTTTAAATTTTTCAGAATTAACAATATCAGGATTATCTTGAAACCATTTTTCAATATATTGATTTATTTCTCTTATGGGCCTTTCATCAATATTGTCAGGAATATAAGCATGCTTTTGTAATGATAAGCATTTCTCAAAATATGTTGTTTCAAAATATTCACCATAATTTTCAACTATATCTAAATTAACTTGATCACCATAAACTTTTTTAAACCATGCCATCCAAGGTCTAAAATTCCATTCATTACTAGTAAACAAAATATCATTGCCTACAGTAACAATATCATCTCTTGGATTCAGTGGTGGTACAGGTAATAAATTTCTACCTTTTTCATATAGATTGGGCGTGGCTCCAGCAAAAAAACCTGCTTCACCCAATTCACTACAATAATCTAAAATATTATTCTTAAAACCTAATTCTACAGTTGAAGGTTTTTGACAAACAACTCCCATATTTTCTAAAGTAGATTTTAAATTTTGTAAATCTTCTTCAGTCTCAATAGCAATACGTTGTAAGCAATCTCTTATCTGAGTATTCTTAACGTCATTATAAAACTCTGGTGGAAACGCACTACCAATAACAATCTCTTCAAGCGGCTGAAATTCAGACCAGCTATTAACTTTATTCATGGATAATCCCTATATAAAAAATGTTGTATAGTTTCTACATCTACATACTTATTAAATCCTACATGACTGTGCTCAATGTTATCAACATCATTTAATATATTTGTCATTGCATCATCTAATTGTTGTAGGTTATTAAATTCCATATCAATACGAAATTCAGGTAAGTCCATACTACGAAACCCCAACTTCATTCTCGTAATTCTATATGTAACTAACTTTTCTTGTTTTACTAATGTGTCAAGAAACACTTTCATTTTCGAAACAAAAGACTTTGCATCAATGTCTTCGATATGATCAGCATAAATAGTGTAAACATCCATATATTATATATTATTTTATTATGTACTTTCGTCAAAAAATCGATTATTATTTTTGTAGGATTAATTTAAGTAAAACTAATTATTCATTATATGAATACGCACAAATCTTAAATCCCGTTCCAACAAATCAAATCTTAGAGATATACAATACCTACTGTAAATATAAAAACTTTAAAAGTGTCATGCCCCTTTTTGCGGAAGAATTGTCACATGATCGTGTACAAATAATAGGATACTTTGATAATACCAATTTGGTTGCCTTTTCATATCTATACATGCTTAATAATAAAAATGTTGAATGTAATCAATTTGCATGGAACTATGAAAATCCAAAATTAAGTTTAGGTATTAAAAGTCTCAAACATGAATGTGCATTTTATAAATCAAAAGGATATGAATATCTTTACTTGGGTGAAGATGATACATACAAACATCGAATAGATGGATTTGAGGCATTAGGTCCTATTGACGCCAATTAACTACATCTTCTAGATTTTGTTCACTCCAAACATCATAATATCCTTTACGTTTTAAACTCTCACTAAACATTTGTATGTTACTTAATTTTTGCTTAAAAACTAAAGGGTATTTGCCATTGTTCATTACAACCCCATTTATTTCTTCAATATCATCAGGATGGTCTTCCAGACAAACAATGTCTCTCGGCATTAAAAAAGAATTTGCAAGCTTAACTTGTTCACTCAAATAATCACTAGTAACATTTGGTGTATGTATGATACACAAATCATAATTATTATCCCATTCTAATGAACACAAATTGTCCAACAAATTCGTATCAAATTCACACCATACAATTTTATTATCAATCACAGCCTGTCTAGCATATGGACAAGGTGGCCAGTTATTTAATCCGCTATTATTAACGCTAACAAATTCTTCTATCCACTTTAAGATATATTCTTTTACATCACGCATCATTTAAAAAATTTATTTAAATTTGATTCGCTTCTATATTTAGCTATATTTTTCTTATTATATTCTAATTCTTTTGTTAAATCAAATGGCATTGTTTGAGTCTTTGCATATTTTGTTTCACCAGGAAGTTTTACTGTCCATTCCAAATCTGTATGTTTAGGATGATTCAATCCCCACACAACTGTTGATTTTTTCAAATATTTTCTATCTTTCTTAGTCATGGGATAAATGTATCTGAATTGCTTTCCTTTAACTCTACTCAATTTCAAATCCCTCAGTTGTTCAAAATTGGGTCTATGACCATACTTCAAACCTTCTTTATTTGGTAGAATTCCTTGTAAAGTTCTTGGATGTACTTTCTCGCCAGTTTCAGTAACATAGGTATCTGTTATAGAAAATCCACCATACAGAAAGTTTGCAGCCTGATACACATATCCTGGCTTACCTACGATTCCATCTGCCCATGTAAAAAGATATTTGATATCTGTATTTTCTCTTAACCACTTAACTGCCATTGACAACATTTGTGATTCACTATTTTTAGGCATAGAATCATCCATACACATTTTACCAATTTCATAATAATCTTTAGTATCTAATTCTGGAAATAATGCTTGAATTGTATGTTTTGGTCTTGTGCCCCAACCAAATGTGATCACACCTACTAATTCTTTTTCAACAAAACATCCAAGAAAGTGTTTTGTAAGTCTTGGCATTACTGCAGAATAATGTCTATCTGCGACAAATTCAGATGCAGTTATTTTGTGTAATTGTTTTAATAACATAATATATGGTGGAGCTGACAGGGATCGAACCTGCTACCTCATCCGTGCAAGGGATGCGCTCTCCCAAATGAGCTACAGCCCCTCTATCTTTATCTTAATATTTGATGATATAGTTATTCTTGGTTCTTTTGTTGGGCCCTGCATCGTAACTTCATGGTCTAATACCGCAGGAAATATAACTATATCATCTTCTTCAACTGGCACCTGAAACCACTCCCACAAATAAGAATTATCTGAAGTCCTGTTGTTCATTATATCATTCAATTCTGGTTGAAGATATTTTATATA